AAATATTGAACCGCTGACGAGTGCCGACGATGCTGTAAGGCAGTGCCATAATGTCATCGGGATTGTTGATGCGCTTCAGATTGCGCTTAGACGTCATGGCGATGCGGGACACCTGCCGCGACGGCTCGACGCCGAACTCAGGGGCCAGTTCGCAGGCCAGATTGTAACGGAAGCAGCGCAGGTAGCCCGGCGGGAAGGCCAGATTGGTTGCCAGATTGGCTGGCTGGTTCAGTTCCTGCACCGACACGATGTGGAACTCCAGCACCTTGGTCGGCACCGGGTAAACGTACATCTCAATGTCCGGGTACGTCATGTTGACCCACAACACCTGCGGATAGGTCGAGGTGACGGTTTTGACCGCGATGCCGTTGTACTGCTGCTGGTTGATTAGTTTGAGGCCGTAGGAGATGCCGCTGGCCGGGTCGCGGAAGTATGTGCTGTCGTCAACCATAACCGGGCGGCTGCCAACAATATTGCCGGTCGGGCCAAAAGTCTGGAAACGAGCGCCGGGAGGCCACGTTTCAATTTGGTCGATGGTCGAGAAAACAGAGAGACGCTCGGTATTCCAGCTTTCAATCATCTGGTTCATGGCTAACAGCGCGTCCTGCGCGGTTTCGGATGACGGCGTTTCGCCTTCGGCCAGCACGCCAATCAGTCGCAGGGAGCCGTTGATGATGTCGCCAGCCGTCGCCATGCTATTCGTCCTTCGTCACGCGCGGGCGACCGCGACGACGCGGAGCCTCAATCATCATATTAGCCTCATCGGCCAGTTCTGGCAAGTCAGCAACGGGGGATTCGACGGCCTCTTCAATCGTGTCTTCCGGGTCAAACCGCACCCAGCCGTGGCTCTCGTCATACTGCGCTTCCATTTCCATGGTGGCAATCTTGACGCCATGCTTGGGGTGCATAAGATAGATTTCAGCCATTTTACATCCTTATAGAAAACAGGCGGCCCGGAGACCGCCTGTCTGGTTAAGACGCAACCAGCGGAATGGAGAACCAATCCGTGGTGTCATACGCAACAAAAAAACAGGCCGTCTTGGCAGCCATTGAAAACGCGGTGGAGCCGGCAACGCTGTTGATCTTAGCGCTGCCAGGAGCGTAGACCTTCAAAATTGCGTTGGCCGTGTCGTCGTTCTTAATGGCAATTACGCGACCAGCCGTAGGGGCAGGAAGAACAACGCCCTTGGTAGCATCGGCTGCGGTAACCCAGCTAAACGAAGCCGTCAGAGCCGTCGCGTCGGCGCGGGTAGACCCGGCCGCCGCAGGCTTGGCGACGTCAAGATTGAGCGAGGATACGACCGCGCCAGCAAAGGTGCCGCCAGAAATAACGGCATCGGTGATCGTGGTGCCCGAAACCAGTTCGGGGTCGGCGTAAGCAACGCCCACAGGCTTTGTATTCGGCATGGTATTCTCCTTGAGGGTTTAGGCCCCTGCCGAAGCAGGGGCCATGTTGCTTACGAAATGGCGTAAAGCGCCCAAGAGCTATCACCCAACCTGCGCGCACGGAACGAACGAACCGTGCCAGCCGTGGCCGCGATGGTCATCAGACCCTGCGAGCCGCCCGAGCCAATCGACCAGCCCGTGTTGGTCGTCATGGTGATGACGCCAGCCGTGGTGGTGTTGATGACGCGGAAGTCGAAGGTCGTGCCAACCTTGGAGTTGGACAGCAGCGCATCAAGGTCCGAAGCCAGCGGAAGCGTGTAAGCCGCCGTGGTCGTCGGGGTGCCAATGATGATGCCGTTGGTGATCTGCGCCGGGGTGAGCGTTGCGCTGTCCGTGGCAGTTGCGGGGGCCGCAGCAACGGAAATCTTAACTTCGTTAAGATTGCCGTCGTTAAACTGATAACCGCCGCCTACAGAAGGAAGTGCCATGTGCGTGTTCTCCTAATTTGTACCTGTTAGCCCCAAAGACGGCAAGCCATCGGGGCACGAATGACCGAGTAGCCATACAGCACGTCGATACGGCAGGGCATACGGTCGTTGTTGATGTCGTACTGGCGCACAACACGCATAGAAATGCCGTTGTGAACCTGGCGAGAAGCCATATCGACACCGTTCGGGAGCAACAGGTCCGCGGTAGCGAACGAGATGGCGTCCTTGTGGTAGATCAGGTTCTGCGGGTAGGCCGTAGAGGCCGAGCCAAGGAACGTGATGGCAGCAGATGCCTGCGGGAAGCTATCGACGGTGGCGAGAGCGTTCGACGAGGTGTAGATCGCCGGGCTGATCTTCACAGCGGTGTAAGCGCCCGCCGCAGCCGTAGCGGCTTCGGTGACGACGAACTGCTGGAGCGAACCAGTGGACTGACGGGTCTGCGGGTTGACCGCGTACACGTTAGCGATGGTAAACACGTCGCCAACAGCCAGCGTCTGCGAGCCGGTGCCGGTGATGTTCAGCGTGGACTGACCCTGCGTGGACACGGTGGTCGTGACAGTGTGAGAGCCGGTGCGCGAGCCGGTTGTGTGCTGCTGAATGGACTGAGACATATTGATCTCTTCGTAACCCAGCACACCTTCGCCCATCAGACCGTTCTTGAACTGACGAGAGATGGTATCAACCGGGTTAAAGAGGCCCTTCATGCCTTCGACCAGACCAGCGTTGGCGGCCGGGTTCACGGTCGCATAACGGTTCGGCATCATGGCGGCGAACTCATTCAGCTTCTGTTGGCCCTGAAGCAGGACAAGCGAAGTGGCCGGGGTCGTGCCGGGGGTGCCGACAGAGCTATAGATGCCCTTGTAGGCATTGGCGACGTCAGCGTCGATGGAGGACGCAAGCTGCGAAATACGCGGCTTGAGCACACGATCAGCGAAGTCGTCAAGCTGCATGGTGAGTTCGGCAGACGTGAAGTTCACACCAATGTGCTTCTGGTTGTTAACCGTCAGCGTCGTGAACTGCTCGTTGTCGTCCTGCACCTGAAGGGCAGCGCCGTCCGTGACCAGAGCGCGGTCGGGCAGACGGATGCGGAGGGTCGAACCGATCTTGGCGCCTTCGACAGCAAAGCTGTCGTCGTACTGACGGTTGACGTTGCGGGTGATTACCAGGTTGTTCTCGAGGATTTCGAGAGCCTTCCGGGTGATCATGTCAATGGTAAGAAGTGAATTACCCATTTCTTTGATTTCCTAGGGTTACTTGCGACGTTGTGCCTCGTACTTCTTGATCTGGCGCAGCCGTTCCTGCTCAATCCACTCCGACGTTGACATGTTCTTCACAGATCGCGGGTCGGTCGTATCGTAAGCAGGCGTACCGGAGGCGGTACGGGCCGTCACCGGAGCAATCGGCGCCGGGGCGGTTGAGGTTTTTTTAGCCGGTGGATTGTCGCCAAGTTTGGCTTCAATCTTTCCGATTTCCCGTGCCTGCAAGAGCGGTGATAGGCGCGCAATCCGTTCGGCTTCCTTGGGGTTGGATCCGAGGTAATAGATTACATCGGGACCGTTATCCGAAGCCTGAATGGTCTGCGCCATCGTTTCCGTGACGGGGAGCTTTGGGTTGTAGGCGACCTGTTCAAAGTCGTCGTACTTGTTCCGGGCTTCCTCTTCACGGTCCTGATAAGCTTCAAGCATTGCCGCCTGCTCTGCTTCGGCTTCGCGTTTGGCGAGGAGTTCCTGCGCCTTACGTTCAGCCATCGCGTCGGCATAGGCTTGCGCATCTGCGAAGTTGTCGGGCTTCAGCGGTTCCGGCGGAGGGGCCGAAGGTGGAGCCTTATACTTTTGCGCTTGCTCGCGCTCCCATTTCCGTTGCTCTCTTGCGAGACGTTTGCCAACGATTGCGTCCAGCTCTTCCTGAGTGAAGGTTTTGGGCGCTTCCGCAGGCGTCGGTTCCGGCGATGAATTTTCAGTTGCGGCAGCAGGCGTAGCCGTAGGGGCCTGTTCCGGCGCGGGCGCACCCGCTAGTTCGTTATCACTCATTTACATCACCTTTCGGTTCCTGGCGTACCCTGCCAGTAGGGGTGGTAAATCCGTAACACGATTTGTTACGGCAGTCAAAATGTCTATGCGTAATAGCTAATATTGATCTTGGCGCTGGCGGCCGTCTCAATAAAACGGATGCGGTTCAAGTCGCCGTCATACTGAAGCGGGACACCCACAGCAAGAGGCATACCAACTGACGCCGTAGGGTCGGTGCCATCATCGCGCCAACGCACATCTTTGCCTTCCGCAATGATAAGCGCAAACGTAGGTTCCTGTTGGTTGCCAAGTTTATCAACAGCCGGGACCGTAAGTCCAGTAGCGGCGCTCAGAGACGTAATCTGCTGATAGCCGATGCACGATGTTACGGCTTTAAGGGTAAGTGCCATAATTAGAAGCTCCTGCGTTCGGTAAAGGACTTAAAACTGACCTGATACTCGCTAACCGTCAAGGGAGGCGGGGCAGCAAAAACCCAGCCAGCATTGTTTCCGCTATCAACGTTACCGTTGCTGGTATACGCCTGCCATTCACCATAGCCTGTCGCCGCGATGTCCTTGATGTCCATGTACGACACAGAGTTAACGCCGCCGCTATCCGTCAACGTTGCTCGGCTGCCGGGTGTTGAAGCGTTAAGCGTTATAAGGTTTCCAGACGTGCCGGAGGCGTCGAAATCCGTTACGGTTTGCGTAGTGCCGGACGTCAGCGTAATGGTAGCGGGCTGAACTGTATTGGTGATGTTTGCAAACGTGTTGGACTGCTGGATGGTCAACGCGCCGCTGCCGCCTTGATTTAGCGTAGGCCAAGTTTTGGCGCCGCCGGCAAAAGTTTTGGTGCTTCCGCTAGTCATGCTAATGACGCCCGTAGACGCACTCACAGTAAGATTGGATACGTTAGTGTTAGCGTCCCACGTTGCGCCGGTAACTGTCCAAGTGCCGGAGCCTAAATTAAGCGTTTTTGTTCCGCTACCAAGCGCAAAAGACCCAAGGCTTACATTCTTGCCGTCTCCATTAAGCGTGCCGTTGGTAAGCGTAACTGTACGCGACGACCCGACAGTAAGGTTGTCCGATAGCGCCCAAGAACCGCCGACACCATTAAAAGTAAGCGGAATATCTAGAGACACACCGTTTGTAGATATTGTTTGCGGACTGGTGGATGCGAACGTGATAGCGTTGGTGCCAGCAGCAAACGACATAGACGCACCAAGCGTCAGGCTCCCATAAACTACATATCGCGTATTGACAACGCTTCCGGCAAACCCCGTAAAATTCAAGTTCTTAAAAGCATTGTCAAATGCAACGGTGAGCGCGTAGGTTCCAGATTTAAAATTAAATGATAGCGCCGACGCTTCCGGTAGTGCCCCAGGATTAGTGGATACTGCAACAGCACCAGCATAAGTAACATCGACGACAGGAGTTCCGGCAATAGTGAGCCCAGTCGTGGTGTTGGTTGTCCAGCAAGTGCTGGCTCCAGTAACTACGATTTTACCCGTTCCAAAATCAATGGTGCGCGTATTTGAGTTGCTAGAAAGAAATGCCGAAGCCGTTAACGTAAACGATCCAAGTGAAACGACGCCAGCGGTTAAGGTAAAATTACCTGCAATCGACAGTGCTGCACCCAAAGATACTGCAAGGGTAGCACTGTTTAACGTGACGGAATTACAGATGGCACCGGTTGCAGTCGCGCAAGTGCCCGTTCCAGAAGCGCTATCAAACACAACGTTATCCGTTACCAGCGGAGGGCCTGCACCGGCAGCGCCGCCAGAAGATGCGGCCCAGTTAGCCGTGTTAACATTGTTCCATGTGCCGTTGCCACCAACCCAATAGTATGTTGCCATTAGGTCATCGCTTTCCAGTCTGCTGATGTAAGACCGTGAGATTTATACCATTGAGAGGTATCCGTGCGCAAAAGTTCTTCGCCGATATATTTAGGTACAATAGTGCCGACCGGATTTGCGTTATACGTCCGGTAACCTTGTTGCGCAATAGCCACTAGATCGTGCGCAGCAGTAGCAACAGTCACACCGACAACAGTCGAAGTAGCATCGGTGTCTAATGTAATTTGACTACTGTCTGCCGATTTAGAAACTACGCGCCTTTGAAAAGTAGCGGAGCCGTAACCGCCAGAAACAGTTACCCAATCATCGACATTGATACTAAGAAAAGTGTTGGGAACGCCTCCCGAACCAATTACGGGTGATCCAGCGTTTGTATTTCCTGTTACAGATACTGGTGTATCTACGCTGTTGAGTTGAGAGCGCCACAGCGCGACCTGTCCTAATTCAGACGTACCAAAACTAACAAGTTCGCCTGGCGTGAGTTTTGCGCCGTTAAACGTCCACGCAGATGAAGCACTGCTTTGAATAGTGCCGATGGGGAGAGATAGGTTATTGTATGCGTCGCGCCAACGGAGTTTACCAACCCACGCATCTACGCCCATTTTGCGGCGTAGAATATCACCGCGCGCCACAGGAAAAAGCTCCATATTGGCGCCAGCCAAATCGAACGTATTGAAGAACGTATCGCCGGCAACTAACAGGTTGCGCGGCCGAAAACCTGTGAATACTAATGCGTCATAGTTTGCAATACCGCCGGGTAATGACAGCGCAGGCGTGTTATCAGTATCCAGACCAGTAAACATTACTTTTTGTGTGTTTGACGTAGTTGCCAGCAACGCGCCATATGAGTACGCATAGCCAGATACGCGAACAAAACGTGCGTGGTCTAGATCAAACATAAGACAGTTTGCCGCCGTACCGCCGGTATAGCCGATACCAGGCGCAAGGTTTAGGTATATCGCAGTTGACGAAGCAGGAGACGAACCATTCTTACCAACAATAAACGCCGCGCCCGCGTCTGTTCGGGGAGCGTTTTCAGTATAAAGATCACCAAAAAGCACGTTTCCGCGATACTGATTAAGAACGCAATCAACGCTTTCCACCACGCCCGTGATACGCGCGGTGGTGACCGAGTTATCTTGCGCAATGTACCCGGTGGGACCTTGAGAAATAAAAGC